TTTTCTTATTCTGAGTGCCACACAAAGAAGTCCATGATGACCCGGTGGCACGATACAGCCTCTTCGTAGAAATCCCGTTCCGACTCGATGAGGATCGAGCGGATGTCGACTGTCCCGACGGTCCCTGAATATCCATCGAGCACGGTTCTGATGGCGTTCGCCAGGGTCTTGGCCGCGTCGTAGGTTGTGGCCCAGGCCTCCACCTGAAAACGCGGATGAGCAAGCCCGGAAGGTCCCTTGAGATGGTGGTCCCGCATCCCCGTCACCCTGAAAAACAGTATGAGCGGGTACGTGGGATTCTGCGGCAGCGTCACCGGGTAACAACGGGTCGTTATCGTCTTCACCATATCCTTTGCTGATATCTCGTACGTATACCCGCTCGCATCATTGTAATTAAACCCGCTCTCTATACTCGTCCAATTGTACGTTGTCCCGCCCGGTGTGGAGGTGATGGTGACACCAGTTGCGCTTGGGGTAAGAACTTTTTTTACCGATAGATTATCGGCTGTGCCGGTAAATGATGATGCTGTGAGCATGGGCCAATACCCTGCGGCGTATGATTCCAGGATATATTGGGTATATGTACCCGTTGCCGACATTTTAGTTCCATGTTGGGGATATCTCACACCAATACTACCACTCGAACGGACTATATCTACTACTGTCTTGTATAGCGCTCCGTAAGTGGTTTTGGTTCCCGACGAGTTGAACAGGTTTCCAGACGATGCCGTTGCGGTGGCAATGCCACCAGATACCGACCAACCCGCACCTGCATTCCACTGACCTGCATCGGCAAATCCCGTATCGCTGACCAATTCCGGCCCATACGTCTCCCCCGTCCCCGCCGCCTTGATGTAGCCTATGGCTTTCTTACCTGCGCTGTCGGTGATGGTGAGTTTGTGGTTCAAAAACGGCGTCAATACCCCTGCCGCGCTGAAATCAACGAAGGCGGCTCCATCGACGAGACTGAGACGCATGTCTGCGAGGTCGACGGAACCGGAAGCCCTCGCCGCGCTCATATCCACATTGTCAGCGACGAGGATTGCCCGGATTGCCTTCTCTATCGTATCGACACTCATTTACTCAATCCTTCAATCTGTCGTCTGGTCAGCGTCCCGCGAGACGCCTTCTTTGCCAATCTCCGTGCAGACTTTGCTATCTGCCGCCACAGTGCGTCGCCTAACCGTTTCAACACCTCGTTTTTCTTCGCGTCCCACGCCTGACGGAGAAACGGCCTCGGTGATACCTGTCCGGTATGCGTGATCTGTACCGTCTTACCGCCGATGGTGACAATGCGCGGCTCCTTGAGGACGCGCTTTGTGGTGCCGAACTCTATCAGGTGAGCCAAGGGGCTTGAGCTACCGACATACACGGTGACGCTCGACCTGTCATAACGTCCCCTGCGCTGCGACTTTTTGAGCGACTGTGACACCTTGATGGAATCCCGCAAGTGCCCCGAATCGACAGGGACGTTGGCCTTGGCATCATCTACAACGGGCTGGCCCGCATCTTTCAGGGCGTTGCGGATTGCGCCTTTCTGCATGGCGACGGTAGGGAGTTGTTCGAGAGCGCTCATCAGTTCCTTCATGCCGACGAGTTCAAATTTGAAAGCGCCTTTCGCCATTATTCAGCCCTCGCCTTCGCCAGTATTTCCCAGCCCTCACGTCTGCCTATCTCGAGAACGCCCTGAACGTCGTATGTGATGCCGTCGCAGATAACCCTGTCCAGTGGAGTGAGGCCCGTGCGGTAGCGGATCTTGAACCTTTCCTCGACTTCCGCTACCGTTTGCATTGCCGCGTACCTTTCAGAACCACGGACGGGGATCTTCTCAGCCCATACCGTGGCAAGCGTCGTCCACGTTTCCACGGGCTCGCCGTAGTCATTCTCGGTGGCGGTCTTGCGCTGAAGGGTCAAGCGTCTGTCAAGGCGGCCCGCTCTCACTCGAATTCCTCCCAGAGTATCGATGAGGCCAACAGCGCTTTGACCGTCTTGTTCTCCTGATACGCAAACTGGCTTGATGACTGAGCCTCCCGGTTCTCGTACAGGTCCGCGCATATCATCAAAAGGGCGTGTCTTATCTTCTTCGGGATTGATGCTGCCGACGTCCATCCGCAGACAAACTCTATGGTGATGGGATTGCTCGGGTAAAGGGTTACGGACGGCCAGCTTATGCCGTATGGCAGGACGAGACGCCCACACCCGTCGCCGTTGGTCTCGACGATGTAGTCTGTTGTGACGGTCATTGTGGTTTCCGTCCCGTCGCTGTCCTTGTATTTCACGCTGGTTACGCTGGCAAGATTGCCGAAAGGCAGCCGGATAAAGTCCTTGTCCGGGAACTTATCGAGATAGTAGTACCAGGTCTGCGTAAGAAGCGCCCGGCGGGTGATGTCCTCGACGTGCTCCCTTGCCGCGGTGATGATCGCCGTCAACAGGTCATCCTCTGCCGTGGTTGCCGCATCGACGATCACATCCGCCCCGAATTCACAGGCCGCGACGAGGACCTTGGCTACTACCCGGATGTATGCTTTCGTCCCGGTGTACTGCTTCTCCTGAATCGCGTTGTCGTTGGCCGCGTTGACGAGGGTAAAACCGCCGCCCGTCCAATCGGTCCATGTGGCGTTGTCGTCGGACTCCTGAATCTTCGCCTCGATGGTTCCGCCGTCGCCGACCGTCCCCGCGTTGAGATTGACAAGGGCTTGTTTGCCGATGACTGAGACGCCGGTTCCGACATGGGTGTAAGCCCCGCCTGCGCTGATACCGTGAGACCCGGGAAGGATGGACTGATACGCGGTGATATCCCCGGCGAGAGTTTCCGAATCGACGCGCAAGTGCATCTTCAATTCACTTAACGTGATCGGTTCAATCGTCGGGGCGGTTTTCAGGGCTACTTTCACGCTTACGGCCTCGTCAGGAACAGCTTTATCGCTACCGTCGCGTTGTTCACCGAGTTACCGGAGAGTACGAGGGACAGGGCCGAGTTGATGGGTACACACCCTTTCTGTCCGGTCGTGCTGTCCACCGTGGGATAAGCTATTTCCGTATTCGCGGTGTCCCGGTTCGCGCCTGCCCCGCCGAGAAGATCCGCGCCGCCTGCCGTGTTAATCACAATGTCGTAATCGTCGGTCGGGGCCGTACTGCCGGGGTTGGTTTCCATGGCACACAGCCAATAACCGAGCACGTCTGTTTCTGCCAGGGCAACGGTGGTGCCGGCGGTGTCATCGGTGATGGACACCGTTAAGACCTTGTGTTTGTAATTCGTCGCCTGATCGGGGTTGTAGGATGTCGTATATGTCCCCGTACCGACGCTGAATGCCATGGCCGGTATCAACAGCACGAGGAGCATTGCAAGGATGGACAGTCTTTTCATGTTGATGCCTCCAATGTGTTTTTTCTATCGATCAGGCCCAGGATGATGATCACCAACAGTGCAGTCGGGGCCGTGTGCATGACGTGGTTCCCAAAGGAATCGACGACGACAGCGAGAAGAGCCGCTTGAAGCCGCCTGTCGGTGCATTGAGTAAACGACCGGAATATATAAGCGGCCACGATGATCAGGCCGACGATGCCAAGATTGAAGAGGAGATAGACGGGCTCGATGTGCAGCTCGTTTTGAAACTGCCAGTAAACGCCGGGGCCTACCCCGAAAATGAGGGTGTGCCAGGAATTTGATATCTTGCTCAAGGCATCGATCCAATATTCAAGACGGGTCCCCAGAGAAAGAGAGTGAACGGGGATCTTAAATAGGACGTAATAGGCCACTGCCGGGATGATGGACAGTCCCGCCCCTTTCCATCCCCAAAAGTAGAAAGCGCAGGATATAAGGGCAGCCGCTATTGCCGTGCTGGTCTTTGCACAGGCAAGAGCGAGGCCTATGACAGGGAGAAAGACCCACCAGCGACGGCGGATGAAGAAAACTACCGATATGGCGATGAACGCCGCGAAAAAGTTCTGGTTGCCCAGAGTCGCCACCGGGGAACCATGGCCAATAAACACTTGAATGAGGCCCATGGCGATGAGGATGAGAACGAGAATACATATCCAGTTTAAATAGGTGCTGATGGTCCCTTTGCTGTGTCTGGTGCATATATACACACCAATCCCGGCAAGGATCAGCATGATAGAGTCAACGGCCTGGGCGGTGATTTCAACCGGGACGATTCCGCGTGATCCTGCCGACAGAAGGAAGGCAAACCAGCACGAAAGGTACAGGACAAACGCCGTTAAGATGGTGTTACGCATCATAAGGGCCATGGCTGCCATGCCGCTGATGAGGAAAGCATAGGCGTGCCCGTAATGGACATCCGCGCCCCACACCAGCAACGTTGTCATAAACAGGCAAGGAATGAGGAGAAGGGGGCTTGCGCCCCCTTTGTTGAGCTTAATGTGTTGCATCCGCTGTCACCCGGACATAATCCGTCCCATTATGCATGACTACCGCCGTTTTTCCGGCCGCAATCGATACGCCGGTGCCTCCGCTGATTTTGATCGTTACCGTCCCGCTGAGGCTCGCGTTGCGGACAATAAAGACTTTCCCGGCGGTATCGGGAGCTATGATCGAGATAGCGCCGCTGCCGCTGCTGATCGAGAGAAGGGAACATATCCATTCTGTCGCGGACAGCACCCAGGACTCGGCCAGGGTGATTACTTTTGATGCCACGGCGCCCAGGTTGAGACCGGTGATCTTGCCGCCGTCCTCGATCGCTATGGTTCCCCCGCTTTCCACGGTTATTGTGCCGCCGTCCGCCGCCACCAGTTCATCGCCGCCCTGCTTGTGATAGATCTTCGGGCCATAGGTGGTATCAGCCGCATACGCTGTGGCGAACACGGCGATCAGCAGGAAAACCAGGAATACTATGAGATATTTTTTCATGGTTGCTGTTCCTCCTTTGGCCTCGTTACGAAATGGCCGGAACATCGAGGCCATGACCCTTGACCACTGTAACGCCGAGGATCACGCCGTTTGCGTTTGCACCTACCTTTGCGATAGTGAGCTTGAGGTATCGCTTCCCGCCGACGTAGCCGAATTTGACGATCCGGCTCGTGGAATCGTCCGAATCGGCATCGATCGTGTAAATTACGCCCTCTGCCGGGGTTACTCCCTGCATGTCGGCGGCGGCGACGTTGGCGAAACTGGTAGCGTCGGAATGCTCGGCCTTGAGGGTGATTGTTCCCGTATCGGCGGATTTCGATCCTACGGAAAGCTCGATCACGGCGGAATTGAACCCCGCCAGGTCAACGGTTGCCGCCGCTGGAACGGCGTTATCCGAAACGAGAACGGGCTTTATCGCCTGTACGAATTCTATGTGGTTGTAAAGGTCTTTCATGGTGTTTTACCTCCTGTTTTGGTTAAGGGGCCAGTTACCCGGCCCCGTTGTTTTTAGTTTGCCGCGATTTTGAGGGCTTTGATCGCCTCGTACATCACGATGCCGCCACCAACTCTTTTGGTGGTGTAGAAGGCAACGTACGGTTTCGCGGTGAACGGGTCACGAAGCACGCGGGTTCCGAGCCGGTCAACGATGAGATAGGCCCGCTTGAAATTACCGAAAAAGATCGGGTATTTGTTCAAGCCGATCGCGTCAACGTTGTCATCGATCTCGATGGGCTTCCCGAGAAGCGTATCAGGTGCGTTCTCTGCAAGACCCGGTCTCCAAAGGTAATTTCCTTCGCCGTCCTTGAGCTTGCGGATGGCGTTCAACGTGCTGTCAGCCATAAGCCACACAGCGCCGTTGCGGTAGACCGACTTAAGGGCATGCTGGAGGTCGATAAGCTTGTCGGCGTTGTTAAGCAGGGAAGCATGGCCACCAGCGATGTAGCCGACCTTGCCCCATGCGTAGGAGGCGTTGGCGACCATCGTGTATGCGGCGATGCCGTTGGGCTGCTCCACGCCGGAGCCGCTGATAAAGGCCTCGCTTTCTTCCTCGTTGAACTCTATGGCAACCTCGTCGGCCAGCCATGCGGCGATGTCAACGCGACTATCATCCAGGAGCTGCTGTGTCGCGTAAGGCATGGCGTAGAGTTCCTTGGTGTTGATGGCTATCTCGGCAAGGGTCGGGGTTCCGGTTTCGGTACGTGCGCCCTTCTCGCCTACCCAGCCGGACGTTGCGCCGCCCTGGTTGACGAGTTTCTTGTATGTATCGGTGCTGATACTTCTCACGGTGCTGATACGACGCATTGCGGAAACGGTCTGTGCAACGCGGTCAATGGCGGTTTCCACTTCCTCGGGGACCGTAAAGCCGCCGTCAGGATCGGACAGGGTTGACGCCGATGCC